GATATGATTATTGATGCAGGACATGGTGAAGGTTTCTGTATAGGTAACATCATGAAGTATGCTATGAGGTATGGTAAAAAGAATGGTAAGTCTGATGCAGACCTACTTAAAATTATACACTACGCATTGATTGCATTACATTTGAATGACAAGGAGAAAGACTAATGGTCGAAGACAAGATAGGCAAGAAGCCTTACTTAGGAATAGTTATAGACTATGACAAGGAAAAGAAACTAGACAAGTTTAGTTTAGATACATTAAAGGATAGATATTTTTGGGAGGAAGAAACACATGCACAAGAAGCATTCGCAAGAGCATCAGTCTTTGGTGCAACGTATAAAGGAGAAACTGATTTTGATCTTGCACAGAGACTTTATGAGTACAGTTCCGATCTATGGTTTATGTTTAGTACTCCTATACTTTCTAACGGGGGAACAACTCGTGGCTTACCTATTAGCTGCTTTCTCAACTACGTACCTGATAGTAGGCGTGGGTTATCTGATCACTATGATGAGAACATTTGGCTCGCAAGTTCAGGTGGAGGCATCGGTGGATATTGGGGAGATGTTAGGAGCAATGGTATTGGTACTTCTAACCATAGTCGTTCTACTGGTTCAATCCCATTCATGCATGTCGTAGATTCTCAGATGCTTGCCTTTAATCAGGGTGTAACTAGACGAGGTTCATACGCTGCTTACATGGATATATCACATCCGGAAGTCGAAGAGTTTATTAACATGCGTAAAGAATCAGGCGGTGATATAAATAGGAAGTGTTTAAATATACATAATGGAATTAATATTACTAATGAATTTTTAGATGCAGTTAAAGGTGATGAAGACTGGAGGTTAATTGATCCGAAGAGCGGTGAAGCTGTTAAGATTATAAGTGCTAGAGACTTGTGGTGGCAGATGTTAAATGCTAGGGCAGAGACAGGTGAACCTTACATGGTCAACATAGACACCTGTAATGAACACTTACCTAAAGAACAGAAAGCTTTAGGTCTAAAAGTAAATCAAAGCAACCTGTGTTCTGAAATAGTTCTAGCTACTAATGAAGAGAGAACCGCAGTATGTTGTTTATCTTCGGTCAACTTAGAACACTTTGATAAGTGGAAGAAGAATGACCAGTTTATTGATGATCTAATTACAATGCTTGACAATGTATTAGAACATTTTATTGAAGCCATTATAGACACGAGTAAACTTGGTGGCTATAGTGCAAATTTTGAGAGGTTTAAAAAATATGTTAGAGAAGAAAAAGAAGGACTACTTAAAGCTGCTTATTCAGCGTATAGAGAAAGGTCGGTGGGTCTTGGAGCGATGGGCTTTCATGCTTTACTCCAAAGTCAAGGACTACCTTTCAATGGTTTACGATCTACAAGCATCAATAATGTTGCGTTCGCCCATATCAAAGAGCGATCTGTGGAGGCTACTAAAAGACTTGCCAAAGAACGTGGTGAAGCTCCTGATATACATGGTAGCAGTAAGCGTAACGCTCATCTTATGGCTATTGCTCCTAATGCCAGTAGTAGCATTATATGTGGTGGCACTTCCCCTAGCATTGAACCATATCGTGCTAACGTATTTACGCACAAAACTTTATCGGGTTCTTACCAAGTTCGGAATCAATACTTGGAACGACTTCTAAAGAAGAAAGGATTAAGTGTAGAAGAAAGAGAAAAGCTTTGGAAAGATATGACTATTGCTAATGGTTCAGCACAAGGAATAGAAGTCTTATCAGATGAGGAGAAAGAAGTATTTAAAACAGCTACTGAGATTAATCAAATCTATTTAGTTGAACATGCTCACATGCGACAAGCTTATGTATGTCAAAGTCAAAGTGTAAATTTATTTTTCACTATGCCTAAAGCTACTGAGTCTCAAGCAGTTCATGATGAGTACTTGCAGTATGTTAATGATGTTCATTGGTATGCTATGAATAAATTAAAATCATTATATTATTTTAGATCAGATGCTGCTCGTAATGCTGAGAACGTGAATGTTAAAGTACAAAGAGTTAAGCTTGAAGATGTAGAATGTTTAAGTTGTGAAGGATAAGATATGATAGAAGATAAATTTGATACAATGTATGAGGGAAGATTTGATGCACTTAAAAAGAAGTATGAAGCTGAAGTAGCTATTGCTAAGACAGAACTCGATACATATTTTCAATTAAGTGTAGGAGTTGCAGAGCATCCACATATTATTGAATCAATGGATGTATTACTAGACAAGATGGCAACTGCTCAAGAGAAGTTAGACTTACTTCTTAAGGAGTTTTAATGTCAGATACCTTTTATAGTTTTTGTAGTCGGCAATGGTTAGACTACTGTGATGAGACTTCTTCTTTTGGTTCAACGACCTTAAGCAAAGAAGAATATATAAAACAATATAACAGTTCCTTACTCAAAAAGTATGCGGAACACGTGGAGAAAAGAAATGAGCCTATTAAGTAACAGAGAATATTATAAACCCTTTGATCATCCTTGGATGTTTGAAAAATATGTGGAGCAGAATCAAATGCATTGGTTGCCTGAGTCTGTACCCTTACATACAGATGTCAAGGATTGGCAAGAACTAACCGAAGAAGAAAAGAATTTACTTACACAAATCTTTAGATTGTTTACGCAGTCTGATGTTGATGTTGGTTCAGGATATATAGATAAGTACATGCGTATCTTTAGAAAGCCTGAAGCACGAATGATGATGTGTTCTTTTGCAAACATGGAATCAATACATCAGCATGCTTACAGTTTACTTTTAGATACTGTTGGTATGCCGGACATAGAATACAAAGCCTTCTCAGAGTATGAAGAGATGGCAAACAAGCATGATTATATTAAAGACTTTAAACCTACTAGAAGAGATAAGCGGGCTATCGCAAGAACACTTGCAGTCTATTCAGGATTTACAGAAGGCTTACAACTCTTTAGTAGCTTTGCAATCCTGTTAAACTTTCCTAGATTTGGAAAGATGAAAGGCATGGGGCAGATAGTTACATACTCTATACGTGATGAATCATTACACGTTGAGGCTATGACTAAATTGTTTCGTGAATTTATACAGGAGAACCTAGACATATGGACAGACGAGTTCAAGAAAGAACTGTATGAAATATGTAGAGAGATGGTAGAGTTGGAAGATAAGTTTCTTGACTTAGTGTTTGAACTAGGTGACATGAAAGGACTTACAAAGAAAGATATGTATGCTTATAACAGATACATTGCAGACAGGAGACTATTACAACTTGGATTAAAAACTAACTTTGATCAGAGAGAGAACCCCTTACCTTGGCTTGATGAAGTACTAGGTGTTGAACATCAGAACTTCTTTGAAGGTAGAGCAACAGCTTATATGAAGGCAGGACTAAGAGGTAAGCAAGACAAAGTAACATTTACGGAGATATAAAATGAAAGCAACGGAAGCGAACATATTATCCTTCCATATACTTTTCGATAGCAAGGGTCGTTTAGTTACAGAAACTAGTGGGCTACCTTTAAAAGAAGCTAACAAAGTTTTTAAAGGTTACGATTTAAAAATAATAGAAACTGTAATTAGAGAGGCACGACAAAAAATATTAAACATCCACAATGAACTGGAGTCAGAACTGGATGCCCTTAATGCTAAGATTGAAATTAATTAGATAAAGGATTTTTGTTCTCGGACTTAAGAGTATCTACTTCGTTTTGTAGGTACTCTATTTCTTTTTGTAAAGCCACAACATCTTTACCCATACCATTAGAAGTTTCTGATATGACTTTTAAAGATGGGCTTATGCCTTCGTCAATACTCTTGTTAATATATTCAACAGAAGTTTCTATAGCTACAAATCTTTCTTCAATAATCTTCTGAGCATCTTCGGTATCATCTATCCCACCTATTGCAGCTTCAAGATTCTCTAACCTATTGACATACTCTGCACCTGTGTATCCAAAACCGGCAAGCGTACCTACAATTCCTACTAAGGCTATTAGCTGTGTAGTTTTATTTTCAAACCATTCCATATTTTCTCCGTTATAAGTTAGGTTGCATGTTTATCATATCACCTAATGTTTCTAGACTAGCACCTGCTAATCCATAAAAAGCCTGTGTGTTATCATCTAAGATTGCACCTGCATAAATTGCTCTAGG